CTGACGGGGCTTGGGACGGGCTTGACGACGATGGTGGGGACACCTTCTCGCTACCTCGGGTCGGCCCTTCTTGCTGGCGCTGGCGCTGGCATGGCCGCCGGCGCAAAATCCTACATGGATGTGGCCAAGCAAATCCCCGAAATCCGAGAGATCACGGCTAAAGCTGCCACGCAGGAGCAGGAGACAAAGGCTAAGGAAAAGCTTGTCGAGCGCATGGGCTTCGAGAACATCGAAGAGATGATGAAGGTTTACAAGGACGCCTTCTTCACGTCTCCCGCCGGCGTGCCTATGGTTCGTCTTGCAGACGGGTCGGTTACGACGGAAGCCGATTTCCGCAGAAATCCACGCCCGGTCTTTGGCCAGTCAGAGGCGACCCTGCCGCAGCGCCCCGGGGCGACGCCCGCAGGCAAACAGGGACCGCTTATGCCCGGGGCAGGGGCGGTGCAGCCGCCACCCGGCATCGGGTGGGACAGCCGATCAATGGCTGCGGCAAGGGGAGAGATGGACGCTGTCACGGGAGGCACGACAGGCGCGAGGGCCGCGGCGGAGGCGCGCAGCGCCGACTACCGCAACACCGTCGACCGCGCGGCGGAGGCGGCTCAGGCGCAAAAGCTTCTCGTCAACGACGTCGGCGGCATCATCTCCGAGGCGGCGCACGCAACGGGCATGAACGCCCCGGGCGCCGGCGGATCAACGCGCGCAATGGTCGTTAACTACGGCAACACAATCGCCCGCATGTATGGTCTGGGAGAAAATTATTTTGGCGCCTCGGACACAAATGCCGCGCTTCTTGGGAAGCTCAATACGCTGGCCGGGCAGCGCGGCGTGGAGGCCGCGCAGCAAACAGCCCTCGGCAGTCTTGCCCGGCTGGTTGAGGCCCAGCCAAATCTTGACCAGCCGCCGAAAGCCTCTGTCTTCAACGCCGCTTCAAACATGGTGAACAACCAGATGAAGCTTGATCAGCGCGACCACGCTGATACCTACGCGCAGGCGTCAGGCGGCTTCTACAGTCGTGCTGGCGTTGACTTCAAGCGCGTCAACACGCCGCTGAAGTATCGCAAGGAACAAGAAGCAATCATGAAGGCAATGTGGGAAGACCCGGAAGGATTTAAGGCAATGCTTTCGGGAACGGTTGATCCGTCGCACATTGAGCAGTATTTCCGCGATCCAAAGCATGGCGGCATAGTCGGCGTGTCTCGTTACTTTGGGGGATAAAATGGCCGAGAAAGAAGATTACAGCGCCAATCCCCTCTACAACCGCGATCTCATGCGGCAGATGATGGGGTGGCAACCGTTTCAGGAGCCGGTGGCTCCTCCTGTCCCTCCTGCCCCTCCTGCTCCGCCAAGAACAGCTGCTCCATTGCCGCTTCGTCGGGACACTTCTGCCGCGCCATCATCTCGGCAGGAGGGGCGAGATGAGGCGCAGGCCCGCGAGGCTTATGAGAAAATGACACAGCCATCTGTGCCGCCGCCACTTTTGGCCGGCGCCACAGGCTTTGGCGAAACAATGGCCCCGGGTGTCTTTCCCTCTGCCGTGGCCCTTGGAGCCAAGGGACTGGGTAAGCTTGGGGTCTCTGGCTATGAGCGATTTGCGGAACAGCCCTTTGAGAAAACCCGGGAAGAGGTCGTGGGTCTTGGCCGCACGGCGCGCGAGAAGGCTCCTGGGGCAGGCGCTCTTGGCACTGCTGCCGGTCTTGGCGCTGGCATGGCTACTTTACCTGTTCTGGCGCCTGAAGCCGGAGCAATGGCGTCAGGAGCCCTGACCGGGGGCACAATGGGCTTCCTGTCCGGCGCGGCCGAAAAAAATCAGTGGTCAGACGCCATAAGGGAGGGGCTCATTGGAGCCGCCGCCGGCGGCATTGGGGCCCCAATCCTTGAGAGCGCCGCTTCCGGCCTCACGCGTCTTCTTTTTGGCGGCAAGCCAGTCATTGACGCCAGCGGAAATCTTACGGAAGAGGCAGTCCGCATTGCGGCGGAAGCCGGCTTGTCGGCGCCCCAGATACGCGATTTGGCGCCGCAACTTGTTCAGACATTTGAGCAGCGCGGCCTGACAAAAGAGGCGGCGCGCGAGGCTCCCTTCCGCGAGTTTGGCATTGAGCCCAAGCGCGGCATGGTGACGGAGGACCCGGCTCAACTAACCCACGAAATAAAGCACGGGGAATACGGGCCGATTGCAGAGCAGGCGAAGGGAGCCGCCGAACAATTTGCGGAGCAGGCAACGGGCCGGGCTCCTATTGGCGTCAGGGAGGCAATTGATGCTGCTGTTTCGCGCGGCGTATCAAATGCCGCAAAGCTAAAGGCGCAGTATCAATCTGCATACAAGGTCGCGGAGCAGGCCCCGGGAAAATTCTCCCGCGAGGCAATCACAAACGTCGGCGACCGTCTTCTGCAAAATCTTGCTGTCGACCCCAAGGCGCAGCATCTCTATCACGAGCCGTTTGTTCAGTCTGCGGCTGAGCAATTAAACAAAAGCCTTGGGCAGACAATTGAAGGCCCCGGCGGCGTCAAGGTTTTGTGGCAAAACTTTCAGGCTGTCGAGGGCGCACGCAAGGGCCTGAACACTGCCCTTGAGAGGGCGTCGACATCAACCGAAAAGGCAGGCGTCCGCCGGCTTATCGAGGATTACGACCGCTACATTGAGGGAAAACTGCTTGATGGCTCCTTCTCCGGCGGCCCTGATGTTGTTGATGACTGGCGCAAGGCGCGAAAACTTTTCTCCGACTATCAAAACAAGTATGGCGTGAAGAGAACGGGCGACGACGCCGGCAACATGATGCGCGACATTCTGGAGCGCAACAGGACATCTGAAGATGTCGCCCGCATGATGTTTAATTTTGCCGGCAGCGGAGACGTGACGGCCAAGGCGAATGCCTTGAAGGTCTTTAATCAGATCCGTCGCGCCGTTGGGCCCAATGCCCCGGAGCTGCAGGACATCAAAAGCTCATTCATCAGTCAAATGATGACGCCGGTCCTTGGCGTGTCGGAAAAAGCAACGCCGGCGCATTTTGCTGACACGGCAAAGCAAATTGACGCGTTTCTGAAAGGAAACGCCGCCTCGTTCTCGAAATCTGTTTTGAGCGACGCGGAGCGGGCCACTCTGGCGCGATACGCTGATGTCATGCGCACAATCGCGCGTAAGCCAAGTGAATTAACGCCAGAGCGGCTGGGAACAATTCAGCAGGCGGCATGGTTCTCCGCCCCTATCGTTGCGGAAATGGCGACGGGCATCCTGTCAAAGATGGTTCCGGAAAGCCTCCGGGCGCCGCTTCTTCTTGCAGCCGGCATGTATTCTCGTCGCAAGGGCATGGAGGGGTCGCAGCTTGCGGCGGAGGCGGCTGCCAATTTGCCTCCGCGCAATCTTCCGCGCCCCTACAGCTTCCCGGAGTTCAGGACGCTGCTGCCGCTTGGCGAGCAAGCCAGAGAGCGCGAGGGCCGCGCAACAGGTGGCCGCGCCCCCGGCATGACCGCAGATATGCTGATGGCCGCTGTTGAGCGCGCGAAGAACAAAAACAACGCTGGCACGAAGGACATCCTCAAGGCCCCCGACGAGCATGTTGTGAAGGCGCTTGAGATAGCAAGCAGGAGCATTTGAAGCCATGCCCACAACAAATAAAAATCTCAATCAGCCTACGTATAATTCCGGGACATGGGATGTGCCGCTTAACAATAACTTCGGCTACATAGACAGCGCGCTTGGTGGGACGACAACGGTCTCGAATGTGGCTGCATACACATTGCAGGCGTCAGAGTATCAGGCCATGCGCTTGTTGTTTAATGGAACGCTGGCCAACAATGTTACAATTTCCTTCCCGGCTGGTGTTGGCGGCTTCTGGATCATCACAAATAATACCAGTGACGCCTCTTCTGCTGTTATTCGATACCTCACGCTGGCATCCCTTGGCGGCGGAACGAGCATAGCTCCGCCGCGCGGCAGCACTGTTTTTATTTACAGTGATGGAACAAATGTTGGATACGCCATGCCATTTACGCAGCCGGGAACGATAATTTCATATGGTGGAGCGGCCGCGCCTTCCGGGTTTCTTTCCTGCGACGGAGCCGCCGTTTCCAGGTCAACATATTCGGCGTTGTTTCAGGCTATTTCAACGACGTGGGGCGCAGGGGACGGGACCACGACGTTTAATGTTCCGGACCTTCGTGGAGCATTTGTCAGAGGCTCCGGCGCGGGATTAAATCCGTCGACAAGGACGGTTGGAACATATGAAGCAGATGCCTACCTCAATCACAGCCACGCAATTACAGACCCGGGACATACACACACTATGGATTTTGCGCAATCCGGCGACGACAAGGCATATCCTCTTGGAAGCGGACTTCTCTATAATACCGGCACACGCACAACCAACTCATCAACAACGGGCATAACGGTAAATACATCAACGACCGGAAGCACAGAAACGCGCCCCAAAAACTACGCAACGCTATTCTGCATAAAAACATAATCAAATGATGATGCACCCCGATGACTTTGAAAAACTGCTATTTATAGCAAAGCTTTTCCTCGCCATTGGGGTGACAATATATGCGGCAAAATGCGGAAACGCTTTTTACCACCTTATTACGGAAAGCGCATATTGATACTAAACCTATCTTTTGCCGGACGTATTGGGGTGTAGCATAGATTTGCATGATCCTTGCAGTATGAGCGTCGAGCTATTTTTTTCCCGCAGTATATTGCTGTTTCCGCGCCATCTGGCGAAACAATAAATCTGCATGATGCCATATTAAGAAACATCAGCGTCTTGCCAGATGGCGGAATGGAGAAGTATTGATCAAAAACGGAGGCAATAGAACCTTCGTCGCCAATGCATTCCTCGATCATATCTTCCTCCAAATCGGGAAGGATTTTAGCAGGAGCGGCGATTGGCTTTGGGAGCCGCGCCTTTGCCGGCCTCGCTTCCGCTTTTTGGTGAACATCGTAACCCTTTTTCCGCATTCTATGAACAAAACCAAGAACGGAATTTCTCGTCACACCAAAAATTTCCGCTATTTCGGCGCCAGTCTTTCCCTCGTTCCAAAGCCTGATTATTCCCTGCTTAAGGCTTTCGTCCATTATGCCCCCCAGTATGTTTCGTGCTCTCTTATAATAGACATGACATCAGAAAAATCAGAGGCGCTATGCCTGATGCGCATCATAGTCGTATTCATTCGATGCAGCTGATTGTTGAGGCGCGCAACCTCATCAATGTATGCGCGCCTCTCTGTGTCGAGCCTATCCTCAAGGATCTTTATAACGCCATGCAGGCGCAAAACTTCATCCTCGGCCTTTTCCATTATCGCCGTTCCCCGCATTTAACATAGTAATCGCCGGTCTTGATGCACTCAACGCCTTTGCCGGTAACCACCCTGCGGCTTTGATAGCCATTGGTATCAACATTTAACCGCTCAACGCATGCCGCCAGAGCAAGGGTCAGACACAAAATCATAATCATGTAAAACGCTCCCTTTTCTATGTTTAATATGATACTACGCATATAGCCTCCAAACAAACAGGGCCGCGACACGCGCGGCCCATTACTGTTAACGCGTTATGTCGGTCTCAAGCCGGTCAAGATTTATTGACGCCTTGGGTCTTGGGAGCTTTGACTTTATGTCAGACGCGTCAATTGAGAACTGCCCGGCAAATGCAAGGTAGTTGATGGCGTCAAAGTAATTGTCCTCAAGCGTATTGTTTTCCTGCATGCGAGCAAGCTTCACGCATAGCAGGATCAATGCAAGCTCTCGCTCTGTGTATTTGTGATTGCCGCCGATAACGGCATTTGCAATTTCCACGGCCTTGTAAAAACAAGTGTCAGGCGACCCATACTGCTGCTGGCGCTCGTCAATAATTCTGGCGGCGGTAAGGAGGGTTTCTTTGTGGTGCATGATGCCTTTCTCCATTTTCATGTTTATTAAATACTTTTATTTTGCCGACGTAACGATGGTTTATCGCAACGTAGCCGGCGCTATAGTGGTCCGCATCCGGCCTGTCTCTGTAAAATTCCTCGACAACGACAAAATCATTTGTCGTCAAGGCTTTTACAAAGTCCTCAAGGCTATTTGACTCCTTGTGATCCACATGCATCTGGTGGACAGCGTTGCCGTTGTATGACGGCATATTCATGATCACCCAAAAGCGCATGGTTTCCCCTGATGTGGACAGCGGAGGCGGCGCAAGGCCGCCCCCACAAATCATTTACCAGCCAAGATCGCCGCCGCCAGCCGGGGCGGCAACCTTTGTGGCCCCGGTGCTGGGCGGCGTGGCGTGCGTCGACGCATTTCTTGTCGACGAACCACGCTCCTTGTAAACAAGATCGCCAGGACGAGCCACCCAGCTGACGATCCTGAACTCGGGAACGTAGTTCGTCGACTTACGGGCCCCCTCACCCGTCGTGTGAGGCGCGGTGCGGCTCAACTCAACCACCGGCAACTTACCGGGGTTTTCCGCAGACGCAGCCTTGTAGTCATCGTGCAACTTATCAAACCCACGCAAAAAAGCCTTTGCCGTTGAGCTGATCTCGCGAACATCGCCGCCAAAGTCCTTACCAAGCTTTACGAGGCAGCGAATGCCTTCGCGGTATTTGTCGCCAGGCTTCTCAGGCTTGGGTCCAGACCCAAGGCGCGTCAAAACATACTGCGGCGCCCCGCTCTCAAAGTCGATCCAGCCAGTCTCAAGGTTTTCCAGATCAAAGACGGCCTTGAACCCCGAAGTGATATCAGTCGGGATGCTTTCGCCGTTGACGCGATCCACGCGCGTCAGACGCCCCGCCCGCGCATCATATTTAATGATCGGAAGAAAGTCAGCGCTATTGGTTTCATAATTGATGCCGATACCCATGTTCTACTCTCCTGTTGCAGCAATCTAGCTTGCTGCTTGCTCTTGCCCGGTTCGGGCCAAGCTCTGCGGGACTACATGCCCCAAATCTCAAACGCCGCCTGTCGTGTAAGCGGGTCGTTGAAGTAAAAACTGTCTACGTCGGGAACAACAAACGACGCGAGCTCCATCGGATCATCGCTCATAGATATGAATTTCTGGATTGCAAGTCCTATTTTCCCCAAGGCGGCAACATGCTGGTCTACGTCTTCAAGCCTGTAGACTGCGGACTTCTTTGTGCTGACGTAAGCAATGCGAGGATCGAAATCTTTACCCTTCGCCGCAGTGTATAGGGCAACTTGACGCGCGTGATTGGTTTTGATCTTCGACGGTATTGCATGTGTAGTTTTCAGGTCTACGATAATCTTGTGATTTTCCCACGCGACGTCATAGTAACCGATAAACGGGACAAGCAACCCGTCGAACCGATACTCAATTTTTCCTTGCGTGGATGTCGGGGGGCCGTAGCCCCTAAGCTCTGCCAGAGCGACGCGCACCATATCCGGAACAGCAGCCTGTTCCTTGCTCTTGGCCGGATCCTGGGAGAGCGCAGAAAGCTTATAAAATTCCTCGCTTGCAACTTTGATGCATTCGTCATCTGTGGCCCCCGTCAGCAAACCATGAACAACGCCGGCCTCAGTCGCCGTCCCCCGAAAGGCGGCGCAGCCAACCTGACCGCGCCTCTTTAGTAGCTTCTCCATCACAAAAGTCGCCGGGCTGCCAATGAATGTGTTGCACGTAGATGGCGACAGATGCTGTATGTTGTGGATTTCAAACGGGTTTTTCATGTAGCCTCAATGATCATCTTCGGGACCATGCATATGGCTGCGGGGGCAGTCAAGCCGCAAAGAGACGCTTGACAAAAAATTTTGCCTAGTCATACGGAAAAGATCGGCGGCAATTTGTTGCCTGATTATCTGCATCATAGAGGTTGAAATATGCCAAAGCTTGTAACCATCGAGTTCGAAGGCACGTCCCCCTACTCGCAATCTCTCAAACACGGCACGCCGTATTTAGAGAAGGAAAGCCATGAGGACTACGAAGAGCGAACATGGCGGGAGAAGTGCAGCACAAACGACGCGGGGGAGATCGTTATCCCCGCAATGGGCTTCAAACAGGCCCTCGACTCCGTCGCCAAGCGCCTTGGCGACCAAATCCCCGGCAAGGGGAAGGCCACCTACACTAAACACTTCAAGGGAGGCGTGATCTGCGAGAGCGACGTCCCCATTGGCTGGTTCAAGGCCACCGTTCCCTCCATTACCATCAGCGCCAATAGCGACGGCGTTCGTGGATCCGGGAAGCGCGTCAATCGCACGTTTCCTCAGGTGCCGACATGGAAGGGGACTGTTGTTTTCGCCATATTGGATGACACCGTGACGCCCAAGGTATTTGAGCGTCACTTTGATGAGGCAGGGAGGTTCATTGGCCTTGGGCGGTTCCGCCCGGAAAACGGGGGGCTGAATGGGCGCTTCCGCGCAATAAAATACACGTATCAGAACATCTAGGATGATCTTCGCAGCGCAACGCATCACTCTGCATCGCGACGCATCGACTCGCAACGCAACGCAAATTTAAAAGGAGAACAAAATGGCTGACTACATCAAGGAAATGGCGCCGGAGACGCGCATAGTGATCGACCGCCTCAAGCGGATGCAGATTGGTGATGTTGTAACATATGGGGAGCTTTCGGCGGCCTGCGGCAAACCTGTTTCCGGGCAGACTTTCAATCTGGCTACAGCCAGGCGATTTCTTGTGAAGCACAATCACATGGTGTTCGAAGCAATTCGCAGTGTCGGACTGAAACGCCTTGACGACACTGAGCTTGCAACATCCGTCAGCGACAAGTTCGTTGAAAAAAGCCGGCGGCATGCAAAAAGATCCGCGCAGAAAATGGCCTGCGTTGAAGATTACAGCAGGCTATCTCCGGCGGCTCAGATTGCCCACACGATTAAAATCAGCTTCTTTGGCGCCATTGCCTACATGGCGCGCAAGGGCCAGCTTGAAAAAGCATCGCGCGCCGTGGCAGGAAGATCGGGCGAGCTGCCAATTAGCGAAACGCTGAAGGCTTTCTCGAAGGAGTAACAAAATTGCAGCGCGCCTGTATTGAAATGCCGTTTCATGGGCGCGCTGACTTATTGTCTGATCGGGCTCCGCGCCGCAGCGCATCTCATCGCGGCGCAGCGCTTCGCTCCGCAACGCAACGCAACGTTTCTTTTGGCAATTTATCGGCGCACTGCTGCGCGTCGCACCGCATTGCAGCGCATCGCCGCGCCTCGCAACGCAACGCAACGTTTCTTTTGGCAATTTATCCACGCCGCGCAACACGTCGCTCCGCTCCGCTCCGCAACGCACCGCAA